ACCTTCTCTTCGTCCGCCACTACACCACCACTACCCACCCCCTCTTCACTTCACACCCTCTTTACTTCACCCGCCCCTTAAATCCTAAGAACCTCATATTATATAACCCCACCTCTAAATTTTTCTCCTCTTCCGCCTTGCGTTCTGGTGCTACATAAGGTATAATTACTTTATTGTTTCTTTAATAATTTAACACTTAATGACAGAAGAAAGAGGAGGAAACTGTATGAATGCGAAATCTACGACTAAACCTACCCCCACCCCCACCGGCACCCCCACCCCCGATGATATTGAACAATACCCCTTCCTTTGCAAGACACTCATCACGTTTACCCAGACGAATGAGGGTGGTGTAGAACAAAAACGTAAAGAAGAAGTTGTTTTCAAACTTGACGCCGAAGGCGGGCGTATGCCTTGGTATGTGCTTAGAAACTATTTGGTGCCGAGGTACCTCAAGAAACACTACGGACCTAAAGAGGTTGGTTGGCAGAGAGTGTACGAGATAAAGATAGTCAAACAGGTTAACCGTAAACAGCCTGATGACATTAACGGTATACCTCTCAGGATAATGACAATGGACCAGTTGGAACTTTATTGCAAGCGGTGGGACCTGAATGTGCCTGTCAGAGAGTTCTACTCTGTAGAGAAAGCCAGAGAGATGGTAAACCTTCGTTTGGAAGACGAGTCGGGGTATAAGAAACATCTTGCTGAATACAGAGAAGGGAAACAGCGTCATTATCCGGAACTGGACAGTATGCGCGGTGCGGAAGATGTTGAGGTGGCGTCGGCGGATGAGTTTGATGCGATCGATGTAGAACCAAAAACGACCACGCGTAGGGCCCCGGGTGGGAAGAAGAAGAAGAAGAAAGTTAAGGCGGAGGCAGTGGATGAAGAAACAAAAAACCCATTCCAAGGAATGTGACCCTTTTTTGCCGGTGACGGAAGGGATGACGGAAGGGACGACGGAAGTAGAGAAGTTTAATGAAGAGAAGTATTATTTCATGGACATCCTGCCTACCGGTGAGATAGCGAAAATGAAATTGGAGAGTGGGGTTCCTGTAGAGATAGAGAACTATGGGGATGCGAAACAGTGGTTTCAGAAAGCGATAGATAGAGCGGCGGCGATGACGCCGAACCAGACGGTGAATTTGGATGAAGGGTCGATGGCGCATATAGAGCTGGCGGCCCTTCGTTTGGCGGAAGCGGCGGCGGTGGGGAGTATCAAGGCGGCGAAGGAGCTTTTTGACCGTGTGCTTGGTAAACCCAAACAGTATAGTGAGAACACTAATGTATCGATGACGTTGGATGATGTTTTGAAACAGATGGAAGAGGAGACCGTTGACATTACCCAAAGAGAAGATTAAAGAACTGAGGAAGGACCTGCCGGGTTTTTCGAAGAGCTTCTTTAAGATCCGCCCTAAGTCGGGTGGGGCGCTTATCCCTTTGGTCTTTAATAATGCCCAGATGATGTTACATGATTTTATTGAGGACGTCCGTAAAAACGAAGAGTTAGTAAGAGTCGTCGTATGCAAGGGAAGACAACAGGGAGTTTCAACTTACACNGCTGCGAGGTTCTTACATAAGACCCTTCTATACCCCGGNACAAGCGTTTTTATTCTTGCGCACCTTTCGGATTCTACATCGTACCTTTTCTCAATGGTGAAACGTATGTTCCTTAATTTGCCCGCGCCCTTACAGCCTTCGGTAGAACGGTCGAATAGGAAAGAACTTAAGTTTGGGGAGTTGGATTCGGAATATGCGTTAGGGACAGCGGGAGCGAGTGAAATAGGGCGTGGTACGAACCCTCATCTTTTACATTTATCGGAGGCTGCGTTCTATCCGAATACCGATGATCTGGCGACTGGACTGATGCAGGGTGTGGCGACAGACCTCAGAACCGAGATAATTATGGAGTCGACCGCTAACGGGATTAATAATATGTTCTATAACCTCGCGATGAAAGGGACCGACCCGAATGCGCTTACTCGGTATAGGACACTATTCATCCCATGGTATATACAAGCGGAGTACCGCGAGAAGCCCCCGGCGCGATTTAAACCGAACGACTATGAATACGAACTTATGGATCTGTATGGGCTTACGGTAGAACAGGTATTCTGGCGCAGGCGGAAATTGGAAGATGAATATAATAATGATGAATGGATGTTTAAACAAGAATACCCGATGACATTGTCAGAAGCCTTTGTCTCTAGCGGTACGACTCTACTTAAAGCTGAATGGGTTGAAAAAGCGAGAAAGGCACAAGGATTTTTAGATACCTTGGCGCCTATGGTAATGGGGGTTGACGGAGCGGGCGAGGGTGCTGACAGAACTGTTTTGGTGGTGAGACAAGGCAGGCGAATAGTTGAATATGAAGTCTATGACGACCCGGTAAAACCAATGCGCCTGGCTGGCATAATTGCCAGAAAAATAGACACTCTGGGTTTGGACATGGTTTTCTTAGACGTAGCTTACGGCTACGGTTGTCGTGATAGACTGGATGAGATGGGGTACGGCGCCAAGTCAATGGCTATCCATTTTGGCTCTACCCCTCTCATGCCTGAACTCTATCGTAATAAACGCGCGCAGATGTACGGTTTTATGAAAGATTGGTTCGAGGACAGCGGGTGCAGTATACCGGACGATAATGTGTTTGTGAAGGATCTTATGATGATACCGGGATTTGAGTTAACTACGTCAAGAGGTCTTTTAACACTGCCTAGTAAACAACAGATAAAGGATGACAACGGTGGTTTGTCACCTGATATAGGAGACGCCACAGCGCTCACGTTCGCTTTTCCGATAAAATCCAGAGGGATGAAGAGAGTATCATCTGTTGAAGACCCTGATAAGGTGCGAGCGAGAAGTCCTTTTAAGAGCCGACGGGCGGCTCAAAAACTGGTGCGTTCTAATAAACCAAGTGAGTTTGTGGTATAATGGAATACAAGATAAGACAAGCGACAAGAGAAGATATTCCTAAAGCGTTGGAACTGGTACACGAGTTCCAAAAAGAGAGCCTTGAGACTTTTGGGGTTTTTTGTGATGATGATACTATGGCGGAATTGATGCCTAGGTTAGTTGAAACGACTTTAGTATTGGAGATAGACGGGGTTCTGAGAGGGCTTTTGGCTGGGGCTATCGGTACACATATGCTTAATAAAAAACCTGTGTTTCAAGAAATGATGTGGTATGTGTCAAAAAAATATCGTCGTTATGGTATAAAACTTTTTCGTGAGTTAGAAAAGTGGTGTTTGGAAAAGGGGATTGACCAAATAGTTATGGTGTGTTTGGGGAACAGAACCGAACAAGCATTGGACAAACTATATAAGTCTTTTGATTATAAAGTGTTGGAGACCCACTATTTAAAACAGTTGAGACCGGGAGGTTAGAGATGGCAGTAGGAACATCTACAGTAGTAGGAATGACCCTTTTAGGAGTAGCTGCTGGCGCAGGCACAGCGATGGCTATGTCCAGCAGTAGAAAATCAAGCGCACCGTCAGCACCGGCGATCGCTGCACCAGACACAGGGGCGTTGGCTCCGGATGAAGTGAAAGAAGCAGCATCTAAAAGGCTGTTCAGGGCGGGGATAATTGCGACATCCCCGACAGGAGTAGGTGACAATAACGAGCCTTTGGCTTCTGCTAGATTACGATAACTCAGGAGGTTATTATGCCGAAAGCACCGGAAGTTTCGGGTGTGACTCGTCTTGAGCGTTTAAAACGTGAGAGAGATGGCTACAAACGAACAAAGTTAAATTTTGACAACCAGTATGCAGCGTTGTCAAGGTACTACTATCAAAAAGAAGAAGGGAACACTTCATACAGCCCCGAGCTTACGCAAGGAGAGTTTAAGAACGACGGGGCCATCAACGACAATGAAGGGTACAAGAGCGCGAAAGCGATGGCTTCCGCCATTATGGGGCTTGTGTGGAAGAACGAAGCCGGCACATTTCGACTTAAACGATCAAAGGCGTTGTCGGACTCCACACAGGTGAAACAGTATTTTGCCCGGGTGAACAGTGATACGGCCATGTTCTTTGAACGCCCCAAGTCCAGGTTCGTGCCTTCTTTGTTTAAGGCTATTCTTGAACACGTTATATATGGTACTTCAGGGCTTGTAGTTCAGAGCGGGGGTTACAAGACACCCCTTAAATTTCATCAAAAGACAGTTCTTAACTTCTATGTCGGGTATGATAAAGATGGCGAGATAAATACCGTATTCATAGATTATAATATGTCGGCTGAGGAGCTTTTTGACAGGTATGGCGACGCGGCGGGCCCGTCAGTGCATGAGGCGTTAAGCCAGAACGATTTTGGGAAAAGGTTTATTGTCACCGAAGCTATTAAGCCTAGAAAAGAGATAAAAGCGAAAAAGGGCAAGTTAGCTATGCCTTTTTCGGTGGACTTGTTCATGCCTATCGAGGATGTGTATCTCGAAGAAGGGGGTTATGAGTCGTTACCTCTGAAAGTTCTTTTTTATGATAAATTAGAACACGAGTCGTATGGCCGAGGGGTGGGTATGGAGGCCTTGCCTACGATAGTCCAGCTTCAAATAGTGAAAGAGATACTTGCTATCGGTGGGGAGTTAATCGCCCAACCGGCTATGGGCATGTTCGATAATGGTACCTTAGCGGGGCTTACGGTAGACTTTTCTGCTGCCGCTCTTAATGTGTTTAACACTGTCGGAGCTATCCCCGGGGAACAGCCTGTGTTTCCATTGTTCCAAGTGGGTGATCTGAGACCTATGGGTGAATGGTTGATCGACCTTAAAAAAGAGATCCGTGAGTATTTCTTATTGGATAAACTTTATGACTTGGGGCAACAACAGCAGAGGATGACTTTGGGTGAAGTGATGATAAGGGACTCTATCCGTTCCGATTCTCTTACGCCTGTGTTCAGTCAGATATTAGCTTTTATGGACGAGGTATTGGAGAGGGCTGTTGATATTCTGTTCGGGATGGGTCTTTTAGGAGTTCCTAATCCTGAAGATAAAAATGACCCGAAGGTAAAAAAACTTATGCAAAATGGGTTTATGCCTTTTAAGATACCCGACGAGGTACTAGAAGTTCAGTTGAGTGGACTAGATTGGTATGATATAGAGTTTATTTCCCCTGCGTCGCGTATAATGAATAACGAAGAACTTCAGTCTACCTTACGGTTTTTGGAGATAATGGGGCAAGCGGCAGGTATAAGTGAAGAGTTCGGAGACGTTATCGACCCGGACGGTACAGCGGCGAAATTAAAAGAACTCACGGCAACCGACGCAGTAGTTGTGAGGTCTTTAGATGATAGAAAGAAAATAAGGGAGTCTAGAGCACAAATGCAAATGCAGATGGCTCAGCTTGAAGCACAAGTACAGATGGCAACGGCGCGCCAGATGGAGGCACAAGCCGCAGCGTCGCAAAGTAATGCGGTAAAATCGTTAAGTGACACAGGAGGAACCCCACAATGACAGAAAACAATTTCAGTAAAGAGTTAATTCGTCAGCGTCAAAAACAGGCGCAGGAACAGATGGAGAAGAACCGGGATCGCTTGCGGAAAGTGATACAGGAGGTTGCGTCAACGGATTCGGGTGAAGAGCTGCTTCGGTATTTATTTTTCCTATGCGGGGGTGATAGCGCAACTTTACGTAGGCAAAAAGAAGGGCAGATTGACCTTCATGAAACATTGGCTACTGTAGCTGTAAAGGCTATTTGGGAAAATTTAAGGTTTAATATGGACTCAGACACTATAAAAAAACTTGAGCGACATCAATGGGAAGACATTAAAAACTAAGGAGAGTACACATGACAGAACAAGTACAAGACGGGCAGACTCAACCCCAGGAGGGTCAAAATGCGACGGACGAGAATCCAAAAGTCCAAGACGGACAGGAACAGAAAAGTACCCCGAAAACTTCGGAGGGCAAAACTGACGGAGGAAAACGAGTTGGAGACGTCGAGTTTACCGTACCCGAAGAGTACAAAGAAGAAAAATGGGCACAAGACCTTAAGGCGGCAGAAGATGTCTGGTCAAAACTTGCAGGGGCCCAAAAACTTATCGGACGAAAAGGAATTATTAAGCCCGACGACAACGCCCCAAAAGAGGAATGGGACGCTTTCTACAACGCCCAAGGAAGACCTGAGAATGTAGAAGGGTATGAGTTCAAACGTACAGTCGAAGACCTTAAAGACGTCCCCCGGAATCCCGAGTTTGATAACAAAATAAAGAATATGTTTCATGAACTCGGTGTATCTAAGGAGCTCGGGGAGACATTGACCGGTAAATTTGAAGAGATAGTTTATGAGTTCCATAAACCTAATATTGAGAAACAGGCACAGATAGACCAAGAGTTTGAGCGTTTGACCCATGATGTGTTTGGTGAGAATAAGCAAAGCGCGATGGAAGACTTTAAAGAGGTCATGCGAGACTCTCTTGGTAATAAGGCTTTTCTTGCGCAGAAGTTGGAGTCTATGGATAACGACCAACTTCTTTTGACGATGGTGTTCGCAAAGAATCTTCACGATAAATATGTCGGTGAGAATAAAGTTTCTGTTGGTGACGGGAGCAGCGGGGACCTAACAGGGGACTTGAGAACCGACTTTAGAACATTATCAGAAAAGAAAATGCGCATTAAATTGGACACGAACTTGTCGAAACATGTGAAAGACCAAAAAATAGCGCATTTAAATTCACAGATAGCGAAGATAGGTGAGAAGGCTTCGGAGAAGGGGATAGATCTTTTTTCAAGCTGAGTTTGACTTTTGGATGTACATAAGGTATAATTACAATTGTAATTAGCTACGTCCGTACCAAAGCAGGTATCGTCGTTAAGACGTCTGATACGGAGACGGGTATCGTAGAGTTGAGGTAAAACTTTAGGAACCGTTAACGAATCAAGAAGGAGACGACGATGCCAAGAAACGATTATGCGGGCGTGGAAACCGTCTTAAAAGATGATTACCTCGGTAATCTACTCAAAATTCCACAGCAGAAAGAAACAAGACTTTTCAATGGTTTCGCAAATGTAACCGTTGAAGGTAAACAAATGTATATCGACGGGATAGCACCTGTTGATTACAGGATCGATAATTCTTACAATGCTGCTTCTCAAGGTACGGCAGCCAACTACTTTCGTAGGAAGCTGGATACTGACCGGATGATTATCGAAGTTGATTACGATGAACACTGGTTCAGGAAAACCACTTCACAGAACCCTTCCAACCTTATCACCCAGGAAATGATGAACGCTTCATATCGTTTTCTCGATAAAGTTGGTGTCGGTGCGGCTTTTGAGACCGTGTACTACGGTGAAAAAGGTGATCAAGCTCTTACTTACGCAAACGATAATGGTATCGAGCTAGACGCTACAGGTGGTATTACTGTCGACCTTTTGCGTAAGATAAACCATAGATTCACAGGCACTGAAGTTATTAGCCCGAACGGTTTGTCTAATGTAAAGTTTGTTATTACAGAAGACGAGCAGTATGATATGGGTGGAATAACTCAGCTTACCTCGTGGCAGTTCCAGGCGGTATATCCGCAGAACGCTATGGGTCAGCCGAACGAATCCGGCTTCGGGCGTCAGCTTGGCATGATGAATGTCACGTTCGGTGCGCAGGCTGAAACCGGTGGTATGCTTGATGTTGATGATGGTGTTAGGGACTGTATAGCTCTTGCGAACGACGCGCTTGTTTACGGCGTTGCTTCTGATGGCATAAACTTCGAGATCATACCTCTTAAGGAGTCGAGAATATCGACCGTAAGACTTCGCCTTACCATGACCGCAGGTTGTGTTAGGACGAACGGTATGAAAGTTGTTAAGTTCCAGACTACGGCTAAAGACCCGGCGTCTTTCTATTGATTCTAACTTAAGGAGAAGGAGGTAATGAAATGGGTAATAATGAATTAGACCTCACTTTTAAAAAGGTCTCCGAGTTAGAANCCGGGTCGACCGCGATAGTGGGCGGAGATCGTCTCGCCGTCATTCGTGATGGCGGGGTTGTAACCCGACCCGCGTCGGATCTTGATTCGACACCGGGTGAAAATGTAGCGAATCTTGCTTATAACGTTGTTTCTTTGGCGCAGTTGAATGCGGACCACACTCTTATAGAGGGTGTGGTGGGGAAACAGATAGTTATAAGTGATATTACCGTCCGTTGTTCAGGGACGTTTGACGATCTGACTAGCGCAATAATTCAGGATGAAGACGGCGATGCCATATTTACTATGGCTCAAGCACAGATGTCTGACGACGCAATCCTTTTTAAAGGGGAGACGGGCGTAACACTCGGAGAAAAATTTGGAACGAATGTGGACGCAGGGAAAGACGTAGAGATAGTAGTGGACGGGGACGATGCTACAGGCGGGACCGGTCTTTTTATCTCTATTCTCTATTACCTGCGGACTCCGTAAATAAATCGAAAATAAGGAGGTTGAGAAATGCCATTTGACCAGAAACTATACGAAAGTTCCGATAACACTCCTAAGCACGCCATTATGACGGCGGGTACGGACACCCTTTGGGTGAACACTAAGATTGTTATCGACGAAGACACAGCTGCAGGCGAGGTAATCGCCGTATGCGAAGTGCCTTCTAATTTTGTGGTTGTGGGTGGTGCGCTTGAGAATGACGCGGCGCCGTCAGCAGGTGACTATAGTCTCGGATTATACGAGACCGAGGAACACGGCGGGGAAGTGATAAACGTTAGCATGTTTATTGCGAATCAGGCTGTAGACGGCGCTAACACCGCAAGTGTTCTTGAAGAGATAGATCTCGCTGACCAAGACAAGACTCTGTACGAATTAGCCAACGAAGAGGCTGATTTTGACATGGAGTCCGCGACTCGTCAGGCGTTCATTGTGGGTCTTCGCGTTGTCTCGCAAGTTGAAGATGGCGACTCTACGATGATGCTTCGTATGAAGTTAGCGCGCAAGTCGTAAGTAACATAAGGGAGAGGGTATCTTCTGTCATGTGGGGTGGGGACCTAGTCTCCACCCTCTCCCTAATAACAGGAGGTTTAAATGCCGGTTCCGAACGCCCCTACCGAGATAGTTAATCTCGCTTTAGATATTATTAAGACTGAAAACATCAATGATATTTTAATACCTGACGGCGATAAAGTCGCGGGGGTTTGTAATAGGTGGTACGAAGGGATTCGGCAAGCATCGCTTGAAGGATTCCCATGGAATTTCGCATCCACTCATAATGCGATACCCTTAGACGCCGATGCCCCTGATGCGAATGATAACTGGGCAGACGCGTATCAATTACCAAATAATTACCTGTCTTTGAACTATATAAAAGAGCAGGGACTGCCTCTCTCCCAATGGAATTATGTAATAGAGGTTAATCGAATTCTTATAAATAATGGCGGGGCTGAAAATCTAAATATAGGATATGTATTCGACCAGACAGATGTGACTAAGTTCAGCCCGTCGTTCAAACTATATCTCGCTGCGGAGCTTGCGGAGAAGATAGTCTATAAACTTACTGGTAACCCCGGTCTCCAGAATAGAGTTTCCCAAGCAAAACAGCGGGAGATGCTAAGCGCCAAGGCAAAAAACGGGAAAGCCAATCCGCCGATAGCTTTCAGGCAGAGCCGTATGCTCAACGCAAGACGGATATATGGCGGGGCCTCCATACACGGGAGACCTTATGGCCGAGCTTAATGTCCCTATTTTTGACTTTAGTTCAGGAATTATTACCCCAAAATTAAAAGACCAGCCTAATCTTGACATATATAAAAGTGGTGTTCTTGTCGGTGAGAATTGGCTTACATCACTTCACGGCCCTACAGATTTTCGCCCCGGGTTTATGTATAA